AAACACCAACTGCGTTTGCTCTCTCAGCACCTACGAACAGCATACGAGTGCCACCATAGGTTCCAACCGTGACGGATTCGGGTTCAACACCCTTCTTCTCAGCACGTTTGTCGTTCCAGTAACCTGCCTTTGCAAGAGTATTCTCAAAGGTGTTGCCTGAGTCATACACAATCGTACCATCCTTATGGAAGATTGTAAACCCTCTGGATCCACCACGCTTGTGTTCACCACGACGCTTCAGTTTATAGTCACCTTCATTAGCAGTAGCAAAGTGATCGTTGTCAATCCAAGCAACAGCATCAGGTTCACGACGTACACCCTGACGAGAACCAACAGGCATATAATAACCGTCTTTGGTGTCGTCAATATCATAGAGGTCTACCTTGCCAGCAGAGAAATTGGAGATGACATTACCACTGGAATCAAGAACAACCATATGGTTATTCTCTTGCAGAGTAACAACAATTTCACCTTTGTCATTGACATCAACAAACTCAGGTTCAGGATCGCTAGGAGCAATGCCAGCGAGACCACGAACATCTGCATAATTTACTTCACCATCAAGAGTTACAATAGCGACGTTACCTGCAGGATACTGAGGGATCAGTCCATCGTTGAGGTCTTCGTCTCGTTCATTTTCAATAGCAATAGCAGCAAACTTGCCATCGGGACTAATAGACACAGCATCTGGTTGACCAGCAAGAGCAATCTCCTTTACTACTTTGTACTCCCACATATCAATCACTACCACCTTGCCCGATGGATTCGTGAAGGATGATGAGGTGTTAACAGCCGCAACTGCATACCCGTCATGGATTGCTACACTGGTTGGTTCACCACCGACATCCACAGAAATGATAGAGGTAGGGTTAGAAGGGTCAGAAATATTAACGAAGTCAACACTTCCTTTATCTGAATTGGTGTACGCGAGGATTTTTCCATCAGATGCAATAATTTCAGCAGCGGAATCTTCACCTACTCCATACTGACCGACCTGCTCAAAAGCAGGTCCAGCGATAGCAGAAGAAAGGGCGGAAATATCCGCCCCAACCAATGCTCCACCAACTGCTACTGGTAATGCTACCAGTTTGAGGAGCTCGATAATCATATCAAAGACCCTCCACAGCAGCAAGGGACTTCTGACGAAGCTCTTCAGGGAGAGGAACATAACCCAGAGAATCTGAAGCACCTTGTGCTTCTTCACTCAGCATATAACGAAGAGCAGGTTTGACTTCATCAGTCTTATGTCCAGGTTCTGCAAGGATCCAGGTCAAAGAAACGATAGGGAATGCGTTAGCACCAGCGGGGTTAGCGTCAGTTCCACGCAGTTTATCGTCCAGGACGATTTCTGCCAGACCAGCAGCAGAGGTCTCACCATTTGCTTTCACATAGTTGCCTGCTTTGTTTTGGATAGCAGCCTGTTGGAACTTGCCACCAACAACATAACCATAGTTCAAGTAACCAATCGCACCAGGGGTGTTACGAATAACACCAGCAACACCAGAGTTACCTTTGCCAGCAACGGTGCCAGCAGCAGGCCATGCAACTGCTTTACCACGTCCTACTTTGACTGCCCAATAAGGCGAGAAAGCAGAGAGAGAATTGGTGAAACCAGCGGTCGTGCCCGAACCATCAGAGCGAACAGCGACAGTGATAGGACCTGCAGCACAACCGAGCTGCGACCAGTTATCAATACGTCCATAGAAGACCTTAGTAAGTTCTACTTGGGAGAGTTTGAGATCGCATCCAGGTTTGTTGTATGCAATTGCAATCGCACCACCAGTCATAGGGATTTGGACCATAGGACGGGAGATGCCAGCAAGTTTCTTGTCAGAAACTGCTTTGTCAGACGCACCGAAGTCGGTAGTGCCTGCTTTGTATTGTCTTACACCAGCACCAGAACCAACTGCTTGATAGTTGACTTGGTTGCCAGTCTTAGTAGCGTAGTCTTGGAACCACTTTTGATAGATTGGAGCGGGGAATGATGCACCAGCACCATTCAGTGATCCTGCCATGGCGGCAGAGGGTGCTGCAATAGCAACAGCACCCAGAGCGAGAGCGGCGAGTTTCATATCGTCGTTAGGTAATTAGTGTGCAGGAAAAGTAAATCAGAAGTTGTAGGTCAAAGAACCTTCATACTTCCACTCAACTACATCATCAGCATCAGGCATGGTCCACTCAGCTTTAACTTTAGCGCCAAGTTTGTCAGTCAGTTTGATCTTAGAACCAACTTCAAGTTGCTTAGCAGTGGTGGTCTCTTCACCATTCTTGGTCTCCCATGCAGGACCAACTTCAATATAGGGTTTGAGGTTACCAACTTTGGTTTCATAACCAACACGGGTTTCAATATAATTCTTATCCATTTCGCTATCTTCACCCTTGATGCCAACCTTAGTGGTGACATAAGGACCAGCCATAGCAGGTGCTACGGAAGCAGCGGAGAGTGCTGCTAGGGCAGAAAGTGCCAGTGCTTTTTTCATTTTTGGAATTCCTTCGTAAAAAAATAGATCAACGACTTTTGATCCAAAAGTAATTTAGCATGGATTAACCGTTAGGTAAACTAAGGTTAGTTTAAACTTTAAGTAAAGGTCAGTAAAAAGGGTCTCTGTTAGGAGACCCTAGTAAAGTTATTTGTCTTCGAGTTTAACACGATACACAGTGCGTCGTGCAAACCGTTGATCAATCTTTAGTTTACCAACATAGAGACCCACGATCCAGGCAGTAAAGAGGAAACCCTCAAACCATCCCATCGTGTTCCATGCTTCTACTGCATGTTCCATATCACTCCTCCGCGAGACGTGCAAAGTAGGACAGGGCATCGTCGTCATCAACGACTGCCTCTTCCTTCACAGGAGAGGGAGTAGATGCTGCTGGCGTGATGTCAGGAGCATTGAAACCTTCACTCTCATCCTCATAGGTCTCAGGGTCAACACGACGAGCAGCAGGACGCTCACTGATGCCGAGCACCATGTTCAAGCGACGCTCAAGATCCTCGTAGGACTTGAACTGATCCTTTGCAGTGAATGCTTCCAGAGAATACTCTTTCTTCCACACTGCTTCCAGTTCATCATCGTCAGGACTGATAGCAGAGACGCTATCGAACTCAGAACTATCATAGTTCCAGTAACCTGCGACCTTCTTGATCTTCAGTTTGAAGTTAGCACCTTCCCAAAGATCAAACACGTTGACTGGGGTCTCGTCTTGGAACTCAGGTTGCATGGCAGCAAGGATCTTGTCATGGATCTTCTTGCCATACTTGTAGAGGAACACCTTGCCCTCGTTCTCAGGGTTCTTAGGATCTTTAACGACAAGGATGTTGCTATAGTAAGAGAGCTTACGCTTCTGCTTACGTGCAGTCTCCTTATCTTCATCGCTGCCGCTGTTCCAGAGGCGACGATTGACTTCACCAACGGGATCCTTTTCGTTGAGTGTAGTCAGGGAGTTTTCGATGTACCAACCACCAGGACCTTGGAAGGCATGGGAGTACACCTTTGCCCAAGGGATGGTCTCACCCTCAGGAGCAGGAAGAAAACGGATTACAGAATAACCGTTACCAGAGTCGTCAACTTTGGGTTTCCAGAATCGCTCATCAACGTTCTTACCGCTGGATGATTTCTCAAGTTCTTTCTGAAGGAACTGGAAATTGTTCTGGGACTTGCGCTTTAGATCTGCGAATGACATTCGGATTACCTCGGATTAGTTTGGATTTGGTTTAAGTGTTGGGTCTTACGTGCGAACCAGTCTCCCAGTCCCTTCTGCCCAACGGAGTTATAATAACAGGTGACAGGTCAGGCGTCAACCTTGTGTGTCACTTTCAAGTTTGTCCTTCATTGCCTGAACTTTGTCTAGCAACTCTTGGAACATGCTCTCGATGCTGGTGTCTGGTGTGGCACCTAGCATGATAACACCCTGCTTCATCGTCTCAACAACAGACTTTGCTTCAGGGTCGTCGCTCAGTTTAGCACGTGCATAGAACACCTGCTGCTTGCCGATAAGTTTTTCTAGTGCTTCAAAGTATTCCATTTTTCTTTCAGGTTCCAACAGGATGAAGTTCATAGCAGACCTGAAACAGAACTGCTGCAACTCCAACATCTCTTGGATGTCACCTTTTACAATCTCGGACTTAAAGAAACTCATACTAGCATTAACTTGGCACGACTGGTTTTTTTCATAAAGTTTAGTTGCTGTGCCTCGTGGCGCAGCTTCTCTTTCAGCGGTTTGCTGATCAATTTGTTCACACTATCTAGTTCAATTTCGTTCACCTCACAATAGTGGATAACCGAATCAATATAATTCATGTCTGGATTGTGTAAAGCAATCTTCTCCACTTCCTGCGAGAACTTCGCAGCGGTCATAAATTTATCCTCTAATAATTGTTTTTTGTCCATATCGTTCTTGGTACTCGTCGATGTAACTCATTAGTTTCATAAAGTATTCTTTCTTAGGTGGAAGCACCTTGACTTGAGTTTCGCCATTCTCGCAAGCAACGATCGTTACGAGTTGCTTTACAGTCAACCCGTAATTTTCTTGGAGCATACATGCGTATGCTGTTTCCTGTACGAAATAGTCGTATAAGTATTCTTCACGCTTAGGTTCTTCTGCTGTCTTAAAGTCAATGATAGACAGCACTCCGTCGAACTCAGCGATACAATCTACGCGCCCTGCTAACTCTAAATGTTTAGAGTACAGTGCTGCTTCCTGTAAGTATATGTTATTTATGCGGTCCAGTGTGGACCGACTGTGATGAAACATTAACACAGGAAGAGGGAACTTCTTATACTTCTTTAGGTCCAGGTTGTTATTGAAGTAGTCCTCAGCAATGGAGTGATACTTTGTGCCACGTCCAGTAGCACGAGCGGACTTGGCATTTGCCTTTTCCTCTCCTACTCTAGCACGCCAGCGGGCAATGCCCGCCATCTTCTTAGCGTTGTTACTAATCACTGTGGTGACAGATGGAAACTTGTCTCCTGTTGGTGTTAGATACATACGCTTGCCATCTACCATCTCAGCAGACATTTCAATAGGATCTAGTCCCACGTGATTGAACAACTTCATAGACCTAGATTAATTTTATTGATAAGGTAAGACTTGACTAGACCAGAACGAACGATATCATCGATACCGAACTCAACCATAGCAAACTCAGGCATTTTCTGTAGGATGCGTTGGAAGTCAATGATACCTGTACGCTCACTGATCTTTTGCAAGTCAGTTTGTGCAGCATCACCACAGAATACAATTTTACTGTCTTGACCAACACGAGTGATGATACTATCCAGTTCATGGAAGTTCAGGTTCTGACACTCATCAATGATAATGATTGCATTGTCGAGTGTAGTACCACGAATGAAACTAGTAGACCAAAACGAGATTGTTTCCTGTTGCTTCAGGTTATCATACAACATTTCATATGATGCATCATCAGGCATCTCAAACATGGATTGCACCATGTTCTTGTAAGGGATCTGATAGAGAGAAGACTTATCCTCGTGGTCACCAGGAAGGAAACCAATCTCCCTAGTAGCAACTAGAGAACGAACGATATAGATCTTTTCATATGGTGTGTAGTCATTCAACACATCCTTGAGTGCCTTGTACAGTGCCACGAAGGTCTTACCTGTACCTGCTACGCCATAAGCATAGACCATCTTACCTTCATCCCAGGCATCAAACATGACCTTCTGGTTGTCAGTAAGTGGTTCAATCGGAAGCATGTAGTCTTCACTGATTGGTTTGCGACGCTTCATTTGCTTCGCAGTCATACCTTGTCCAGGTGCTTTGGTAGTCTTCTTTCTAGCAGGCATATCAGTAGTTGTATTTGTCAGTAATGGTTTTATTTCGTGGTGCTTTAGGGATCACCTTATTTTTCATGATGTCTTTCCATCCAGGATGGGTCTTTGCCATCTTGTCTCTCCATTCACCCACCTCACCAGAGGCAGGACATGTAGAGGGATCACTCCAGTCTCTCTGCCAATCAGGATTATCTTTAGACCACTGTGACCACTCTGCCATGGTCATACGAACATCTTTTTGTTCACCAGTGACTTTATTAATAACTGGATACGTCGGCATCTTCTTTCTCCTTTTTATTGAATCCAAATGGTCCTGCTAGTTTTTCTTCTAGTGCTGCCTTCAATGCGATACCACCAATCGCTTCCATAACTTTGAGGACTTGCTCAGGTTTGGCATCCTCCCCAAGTTCTTTAGCAACATAATCATACTTAGGCCAAAAGGTTTCGCCTGCTCTTTGGTAATCATCTAGTGTCAAAAGTTTCATTGCCATCCAAGTGCCTCCGCACAAATAGGGAACTGTTCTGCGAACACACGCTTAGCATCTAGTGCGATGTCCATGTGTTCTTTCTGCGTTCCATTAG